AATGATAAAAAATGCTATTGATAGTAATGAACACATCTCCTCCTCGGGGATGGAAGAATTCTAATAAAAAGATAAAATCTTTTAAAATCAGAGATGAAAGTTCTGATTCCGATACGGATTCTGGGTCTAGCACTGACACAGAAGAGGATAAAAATATCAAAGGTTATGAAAAAACGCAGTATAAAAAATTAGCGTTTGTAGAAGATCTTCTTCCAGAATAAAATCTCGATATATTATAAAATGTCTTCCCCAGTACCCGCCGATATGCTTTTAGCTATTTCCCGCGAGCTCGAGACCCAGTCTCTTAACGCCGTCGTGGCCGGCTTCTCCTTCGCTGCCGCCCTCTCTTGGATGGATGTCGTCCGCTGGTCTATCCATCAGGTTGTCCGCGTCCAGAAGAACGGTGGTATGAACTACGCGCTCACCGCGCTCTTCACCACCCTCCTCTCCGTTGTCGTTTACATGGTCATCTCCAGGCTTTCCACCCGCGTCAGGAAGCCCAGTGCCCCCACGTACGCTGTCACTCGCTAACTTTTTTGGGTTTAGCGACGAATATAAAGAATATACCCGCAACGATTATAGCAAAAATATATACCATTCCATTCCATCTATTCGGATCCTCAATACTGGGTATACGAATTGGTGGCGGTAATTCAAACTTCTTATCAACCTTAGGAACATTCTGTAGTTTATCTGTACTACACTCTATGTTTAGTTTCAATATATGATTCGCGTTTCTAAAATTGTACGGAATTAAACGATTATTACTACTGTAAAAGAACTGTACACGTAATTTTGATATGTTTTGTGCCCCCGTGTCAAAATTATGCTCTACAGCATCATCCATACCCGAATAGTTAATAACGTCTCCACACATAAGGATTCTTCCTGTGTAAAAGGGTGTATCTGAATACACCGTTTTAGTCAATTCGTCAGCGCCGTTACTTATTTTCAGTATGAGTGCATCCGGACCCTGTAAATTGATACTTCCCGTAATTAAAAGACCCTGCGCCTCTGGAGGAACCGTCGTGTTTGATCTTACATTATTTGGGGGTAAACCAAGTATATCGTGTGGAGTTGTATATCCTTCCGTAGCTACAGAAGAATGGTATCCGTTTACACCATCATAAAATTTGAATGAAAATTCGCTCCCCGCGGGTGCAGCTGACGATAGAGATGTTATGGCGATTTCATTCTTATCCTTGTCGTATGTAAATGTTATGGGAGAAGATATGTAAGCTCCTCCTAGTGCGTCGTTGACTTTAGTTTGTAATTCTGTCACTAAAGTTCTGCCACTATAATTACCGGGAGTTAGCGTTACGGTTGCAACCGTGTCCGATGAGCCGTGAACAACAAAATCAAACGTTTTATTACGATCATTAATTAAAAATTGACTCGCGTGAATACGAGCAGAAACTATCGATAATTTTTTTACATCATAAATCGGGTGGCGTAATTCGACAACATAGTCTCCTGGATTCGGGTACGATGTGGGATCTCGTTCACTACTATCTATATCTAACGTGTATACGCTCATTAAAATATATGGATAATATTTTAATGGGTGTTATTCTACAATTTTTGCTAATTAAAAGTAATTCTGTGTGACGGGGTTGGTACTGAGCTGCTTTTTCGCTATACCGAGACTGGAGTTGCTCGCGTTGGGGTTGTATTGACCCTTGAATGCGTTGAAATTATGGTAGGCGTTATTGGTGTACTGCTGTGTCCATGCACCATCGGCTGAGTTAACACGACCATCGATTCGCGTTTGATCAGTTCTGGCTGCTGTTGGCATACCACCCTGATTAAGGGGGCCGGCGCGCACATTCATTCTTCCAGCATTACCCATACGATTCGCTTTACCACGACGATCATCGGGGCGGAATCCGTGTGCAAATAGCTCGTCGGCGGTATACCCAGAACCGTATGTACGCTTTTCACCAATCTTAGTAGCGGGAGAATTCACGTAACCATGTGCAAACTTATGAATACTGGGTGCGGGGTTGTTATTGTATCCATATTGCTCCGTATTACCATCCTTCTTGTTACGGGTTGGGTCTTGTGCGAGCGTGGTACCAGATATTATACGCTTAGCTCCGTTAAATCCCAAATTATCCGTTCGGGCACCGGTCTGCGACCTATTGGTTAAACGTTTTGTTTGTTCATGTTCGGATCGTACAGTTACACCCGTCATACCCTGAGCCCTGCCCGCCTGCACAGGGCGACGCTCGAATAAGTAAGCGGTTTTTTCAGGCCTGTTCTGAGCGACATCTCCAGATTGACCACGGCGACCACCACTTATATCGAAAGCGGGACCACTTCGACCAGGTAAAGTTGTGAGACGATACGCTCCGACATTTTCGGGGTTTACACGGAAAAGTTGATGCTGCCCACCGTATGCGGGAACTTCGGGCCCCACACCTAAACCTGGACCTACGAGTTGTTTTTCGATAGGAGAAAGATTATTCATTCGGCCATTGTCAAACATACGGTTTCGCATTTCGAGGAGTTCACCACCACTCGATCGTGATTGGGGTACAATATCCGAAAAGTTACTTGTTTCTAATTTCCTCTGGGGTATTCTGTCAAGACTATCATCCAGCGGTATTTCGTCGGGGACTTCTGGAGTGAAAATTTCAGTATCCTCTTCCATTTCGTTTTGGATTCTGATATCAGATTCTTTCTTGTCACTGAAACGTTTTCCTAAATATGCCAAACCGGCTATAGCAGCTATGGAAACGGGATCAGCCATTCTTACTTTTTGGTGAGATTTTTATTGAAGGTATCTTCGACTAAACACACTGTTCTGAACTTCCGCGCGCGTACTCGTGGGTTCGTACTTCTGAGTTTCAAGGGGGAGTTTGCAGTGTACATCTTGGAGAGGGAATAGGTTTTGTTCGTATGTACGAGCCAGAATCTTATTAAATTGACTCGTCGATTGGGGTCGCAAACGATCACTCGTTTCGATGTATTCAGCGGGGGCTCCTTTACCCGCCATGTAGGGGGAGGTGCCGTAAAGCATTGTATTTGGGCGGCTGGAACCATAATTTAATGTGCTGGGCTGGGGATAGACAAACACTTCTTCAGTCGCACAAACAGGAGGCTTCACTGGATTTTCTACGATTTTCATTCCTGGTTGGAGTTGGTAGGCCATTTTACTATTACATGAGAATATTATCTAAGTCATCAAGGATACGAAGATCCCCTAGTCATACCACTACGCTTATCACCGTTAGGCTGTAATCCACCAAAGGCTTCTAATTGAACACCTCGGGCGTCGGGGTCACAATATCTACTATCCGTGCGACACAAAGGACCCTGCCTCGCACCGTACAACCACTCGGCGAAGGCGGTTTGGTCACCTGGTATATCTGTAACGGGTGTGGTGACAAATTGTCGCGCGAGGGCGTTTCGTTGCTGTTCTGGCCACGGGGATCTGGATTTTTGGGGACCGTACGGTATTTTATCTAACATCTTTTTATCGACTCTATCTTTTACTGTGGTATAATCACACGCTGGTAATCTACCAGGATTATCGGTGTAATCTGACATAAGAAGATTTCCCATGGGGTTATCTTTTGTGGGTAATTGACACATGGTATCTCCTGTAGAATCTGTTACGTAAAGTTCCTTTATCATGTTACTCTTTTCCATTACGTATAAAACACTCAAACCAGTGAGACCGAGTATTAAGATTCTCTGATCCCTGCGAATCAGATAAACTATGCACGTCGCATAAACTATGAATCGCGCAGTAGAGTTTATACGTTCTGCTGACATCTGGTTTTTTGTAGGCCAAAAGTCTAAAATTTTATCCTCCCTAATTAATTGTTTCGGATCGTTAAACAAGGATACCATTTAATATATAAAACTTTTATTTTTTCAACATTCCACCAAGGAGACCCTGCATGGACTTCATGAGCTGAGTCTCATCGAGTTCATCACCATCATTTTCCATCTTATCCGCACACTGCTTAGCGACATTCTCGATCATGCTGAGCGTTTCGGGTGGGATTGACGTGATTGTAGTGCCTAACATAAACAGGGTCTGAATGTATTGCCAAATGGCATTACGAGTACCCTCGGAAGCCTTTGGCCAAAGATTTTTAAGGTTCACGTCCTTAAGAAATTCCATATCATTAGCGTTTTCAAGGAAGAACGACTCGTCTCTCGAATTAACTTTTTCAATGTGCGGAGAAACACTATCCATGAATCCCGTAACGATAAGCTTACCGTTAGTAGAACGCATCATTTCGAAAGCTGCGATGTACTTCTTAACACCCTTCTCCTCGGGGAAGGTTTTATGAAGCTCGGTGAGAAATTGTCCCATCATGTCGTTGAAAGCGGTAACAGATGTCATATTATGTATTATACGTGTATTATTTCTTTAAGCGAATCAAAAAGGATCTGTAGATATAACTTCACGGTGACCTATACCATTAGAAACTATGAAATAAACCAAAATCATAACGAGAGCGGCTGGTTTGGCGTACGCACTCGTTTCGAGGTCACCTTCATTATTAAGTTTCGCTTTGGAATGTATATAACCAGCCGTTATAGCACCTGCTATAAGACTGGCGGAAGCCGGATCTCGGAAGTATTCGTCCATGTCTATATAATTAATACATAGGTTTTTTTATTCTATTGTCGGGGGCGTCTGGAAAAAGATCTTCACTTTCGTATCCCTGTTGAGGCTGAGCTTGAGGTTGGGGGCGTCCAGATTTTATTGTCCTGAACTCGTTTTGAAAAGGGTTACTTTGTTGAGGTTGTTCCGGTGCCAACGAGTCTTCACCCATAGGCTCTCCACCCATAGGCTCTTCGCCCATAGGCTCTTCGCCCATAGGCTCTCCGCCCATAGGCTCTTCTCCTTGACCTTCCATGGGTACATCTTCACCCATCTCCTGATTTTCA